TATATTGGTAATATGCAATATAATTAACTTAGTAAAAAATTAGCGTCTCAAAAAATCGAAATTCATTATGGAGACCCCTCAGTTTAACTCAGACGAAGAATTCTTTGCTTGGACATTCAAAAAAATTAGCGAGTCGATCACTAATCTAGCTCAGAGGATGGAGACTGTAGAAGAAGGAATAGGAAAAATCCCTCCCCCAGGTCCTGATATGGTTAAGTATAAACCTCCAGGATCACCCGCATACCTAAACCTGAAAGAGTTATTAGATCTTATATTTAAGATAATGCAAGATCAAGAGAAGAGATGGGTAGATGTAGAAGATATAGCGAGTAAGATAGAAGCACAGCTACAGCAAAGACTTAATCTAGAAATAGCAGAGCAGGTTGCAGATAAGATGGAAGCTATAGAAGTGCGTCTAAATAAGATAGAAGATAAATTAAGTGACTAGTGCCAGCATATATCCAAGAGACTGGAAGGAGCTATCCTAATCCTGTAAAGGGAGGAGGGTTTAACCAGACATTTAGACGACCTAGTAGTGGGAAGTATAGGACTTCTAGTGACTATCCTGGTCAACTTACTGGCATGGATTATAATATCACCTTTGAAGATGGTGGTCCTGGTAGTATGCCTATGGGCAAGGACGTAATACATTACATTGGTGATGAAGAGCCTACTAATGTAAATTCTAGTGGAAACGAAAGAGTAGGTATATACAGGTTTTATAGAGCACCTAAAGACGATCACAAGTATAGTAGAGATCCCCAGTTAATGAAGAGGGATTTTGGTTGTGAGAATGAGAGCTGGCAGAAGGCAGCAGCTGGATATAACCCTGAGCCTAGAAGTGGTAAACCTGTTTTCCACATTATGATAGCACAGGTACCTAATTCTGTGCCATTAAAGGCATTTTATTCCCATTGGCCTGATGATACACAATTATGTGCTGGTACAAATGTCCCTACTGGTCTATCTGGGGTAGGTTGTGGTAAAAATAAGTATAAAGAAGTAGATACTTTAGGATATGTCTTCACTTCAGAGGCAGATGCACGTGCATATTGCTCTACTGGTGAGGATCCAGTGCCACTCTATGAGTATTTACATCCAGATCCCGATCATTTCTATACTATAGACCCTTCTCAAGAAGTAAACTTAGCAGATAATAGTCCTATTCCACCAGCAGAGCCATTAGGAAAGCAATATTCCTACGTGGGTATCATAGGATGGGCATTCAAGACACGTGCGTTAGATAGTCCAACTGATCTCATCCGTGATATTGGTAAGATTGGACCTACTGGACAGTGTATTGATAAGAGTGGTTGGTATGATTATAGTCATGGAGACCAATTAGACTATGATGAGTCAGGTGGTGGATGGTCTGAGTTCATGTATCGTCAAATGCGTGACTCTAGTGGTGTTAGTGTAGAAGGTCCACCTAATGTTAATGGTTGGGGATATCCTGATAATGTAGACATAGAAGATAATGAAGCATTATTCGAGTGGTCATATGGTCTAAGTGGTGCTGTAAAGGGTGCTATACCACGTTTCCTTGGATTCGAGGATATGTATGACTCCCAGTTTGTATTTTATTTGTATGATACTACTAACCCTTGGAATGGTCCTATATTCTCATCACAGTATATACTGAGTAATGCTAAGTGTTGTCCTAATACTACTGACCCTGAAGGATGTCCTCACTGTGCTCCAGTATGGACGTATCATAGTCACTTCTATGAGATCAATGCTGATGTATGGAATACTACTAAGACTAAACTATCGATACATGATGCTAGTAGTACTGGTGTAAATGAATCATTCTGGACTGTAGATACTGAGACACCTATTGTATTCTTCCGCTATTTAACACGGACTGGTGACTTTGGACCAGGTGAAAAGATTAATGGTTGGGATATAGTATCCGTATATTACTTCGGTGATGAGCTTAAGTGCGGTATAATGGAGCTCACTTGGGATAATAGTAGAGATAATCTGTGGTATGTCAACCCTGCTTGCATAGCATGGCGGTTAACTACCGTAGGTGCTGTAGAGATAACTAACTCACTTGCGGAGAAAGGGTCATGGGTTGCGATAGGTACCCCTACTAATACCGCAGTGCCTTGGTCACAGTTGATGAAGGATTACAGTATATACCCAGTTAAACCCGCAGATGACGCAGAAGATCCTTATCTTAATACATGGCAGACGCATACTGCGACAGTTACTATACCTAGTAATGGAGACTACTCTCTAGCAATAGAGTCTGATAACTACGGATACCTTAAGATTACTGACTCTGGTGGCACTGCCCTTATAGATCAGGAGATTACTTACGCTAGTGGTATGGGTACTCAGATATTCCCTATGACACTTGCAGCAGGTAATTACACCATAGAGACTAGAGTTAAGAATATTTCAAGGACTGTAGATCCTGAGCCATTTGTGTATGAGAGTGAATATAACTCTGCACCTGATGATGGTCCTGGCGGTAGTTTGATAGGTAAAGTGCAAATACTTGCTGGATACGGTATACCTAATAAGTCTGCATTCTGTGGTACATACGAATTCCCTAAGAAGATATCCTACTGGAAAGTTGAGATAGATCCTAAAGCACTGATACCGTATAGGAAGATGGATCAGGCAAAACTAGAAGCTATAGTTGACGATGACGGTAGTATTAAAGATGTAGTTATTATCAATGGTGGTAGAGGATACGTTAAACCTACCATACAGGTTATGGATCCACAGGGGTTAGATGAATTCTCACCTAATGATACCTCAGACTTCATGGCAGATAAACTGGGTATGGATCCAGATTATGAAAAGGCACTTGCTGACCCTGAGAGGGAAGATACCTCATTCTCTACTGCGGAAATTAAGACTGCATCACGTAAGTGGGGTATTGCTACAGAAACCATTGATACAGAAGATAAGAATAATGAGATATACAAGATGAAGAGAGCTGAGGTAGAGATATCTCTGTTAGATGATCTTGGTAGTATAAAGGCAGTGCGTGTCATTGACGGAGGATCTGGATATAGTCAAGCAAACAACCCTATAGTGCATGTAGTGGATCCAGAGCAGATTAAGTATGAGGGTGTGCGTGATAGTGATGATCAATTCCAAGCTGGTGGTAAACAGATGAAAGAAGCATCAGAGAAGATGGATGAAGCATGGGATCATACCTTTGAATCCTCTGAGGTGAATTATTCTGTAAGAGAGGAAGCAACTACTAGTCAGTATACTATACAACCTATATCCACAATAATAGATGCAGAAGGATCTCAGACTAGGGATATAGTTAAGGAGGCAATGAATTATGATCCTGACAAACCTGCAAACAATGCTACTCAAGTGTACGTTGAGGTGCCAGATAGTTACATTCGTGCAGCGTCTGACGGAATAGATGATGATGTAACAAAGCTTTGCTTTAATCTTCCCGCAAGTTGTATTGAGATTAATGGTAAGGCAGACATTAAGGCAGGTATGCCAGATCAAGAGCAGTTTGCTTATATCAATCAGGATGATGGAGTTAAGTCATATCAAGATAATGCTCATGGGTATGCATTGACTTCAGCAGTTGCTGTAGATGCCTATGCTAATAATATGTCTCACTTATATGGTCCTTTCGGACAGGATAAGTGCATAACAGTTGCACAACCTAAACTGTATAATATTACACGGTGGTTTGATATGCCTTGTGCGTATCTTGATTCTAATGAAGAGGGGGAGCGTAAAGCATTTGGATGGTTACCCTACAAGTATTGTGCATCTGAGGAAAAGGAAGCTACATTTAGAGTATCAATGGAAATAGATGGATATGTTGGCGGTAGTCAGGGACCAGCATTCATGGATTTCCTTAAAGAGATGCCAGTGCCTTTACTACAACAGAAGAGAGATATAACAACTAATGCTGGTGAGAAGACATGGAAATGTAAGAGGAGTAGTATAGATGGTAGATGTTACAGAGATCCTCAAGATCCTGGTAACATGGTCTTTGTTCCTGTGGGGTTAGATGAAAACACTTACGACTACAATAGATCTAACTATACAGAGCTGGAACAGTTACAGATGTGGGCTGGTCAGAATATTACCAGTAATGCAGCAGTGCAAACATGGTTAGGTCACCCTACGGCAGGTGACCCAGCAGGTACACCGCATTCTGTAGATTATACTGCATTAGTCGTATCACCATGCACTAACAATATACCACCTAATGAATGTTGGGATACTTACGTGCGAGGAGTTAATGCATCTGACGGTCCTCTTACTGTATACTGTGGTTATGATGCAAATGGTAATGGTATAGCAGGTCAGACTTATTGTCAGGTACCTCAATTACAACCTAGTAATAGTTGTTTAGCATTAGATAAATGTATGGATGCTTCTATTGCTATTAATCCTCAACGTATGACTGGAGGTAGGTTGCAATTGGGTGCTTATAATGGTACCATGACTGTAAGAAACTGGTTAACAGGTGGAGTTATAGCCCTGGGTAGATCGTTGAAGAATTATGGTAACCCATTCTTTGATGAATGTAATGAGACTGAAAACTGGACTGATGGCACATCATTAAACGACACTATATTCCCTAAGAGGTTATAATATGGCATTTGGATATCTCTTACCTGTATCATCTTTAAACGGACTACCTTGTAGTGGGCATGGTTTATGCTTACCATCTACTGTGCACTCTGTACAGGCGTGTGGCACCCCTCCAATCCCCTACAGCATAGTCATTAAGGAATATACGTGTTGGTGGCCCCCTCAACCCCTAATTCCTATATTCCCTGTTACTCCATATAGGGCAACTGTGCAAGTAAATCGGATTCCGATTATGTTACACGGTGATACATTCATGCCACACATAGCGGTATGTACTAATATTGTTGTGTACATGTGTCCTTGTGGTAAAGCGACCTGTCCAACGCCCACTCCGATACCTTGTAGCACCCTTACAATCGAAGATGGGGGTGGTGTAGGACATACTAGGATCCTTATGGCAACAACTTTGACAGTATTTGCTTTGAAATTACCAATTGCTCGTATCTTAGATCCTCTAGGTGTTGGTTTTTCAGGATTTAGTTACCCTTGTTCATCTGTGGTTGCCTGGGGGCATGCAACTGTGCTATCATCATAGTAGTTTATTAACCAAACATGGCATTATACGGTACAAATGGAGATTGGGTTGCTCCTCCATCGAAGAAAACAAGGCAAGGTAACTCAAAAAACACGAAGATTTCTCCCACTTCACGTAACGCTGCTAAGAAAAGGTATAGGGGTCAAGGAAAATAGTCAAGAAACCCTATAAATAAAAGATATAACGATAAATATCTTTGCAAAGGTAGATAAGAATGCCTTCTTATAGGTTCAGATCAGAAAAATATGTCAGTAGAGGGTTTAAAGACTTAGCAACTTCGTTTAATGCTAACCCTGCTACTGGTGATTTTGGTGTGGTTAAGAATGAGAATGCTATTAAGCAATCTGTTCGTAACCTCATCTTAACTATGTTCGGAGAAAGACCATTTCAACCCTCCATAGGATCGAAAGTAAGAGAGCTTTTATTTGAACCATGGGATCCATTCAGTGTTGATGCCATGAAAAGTGAGATCTATAACGTTATAAACCGACTAGAACCACGTGTTGTATGCACTGGTGTTAGTGTTCGTGATGATTCTGAGGTTAACTCAGTACAAATAGCAATAGATTATACGATTGTTGGACAACAGGAAGTCCAAAATGTCGATTTTCTACTAGAAAGAGCATAAAATGGCAGCAATTCCATCACAATTAACGTCGCTAGACTTCTTTGAGATCAAAGAATCCATTAAATCATACCTTAGAACTCGAAAAGAGTTTACTGATTATGATTTTGAGGGTAGTTCTGCATCATATCTGATCGACATACTAGCATATAACACATATTATACTGCCTTTAACGCTAACATGGCGTTGAATGAAGCATTTTTAGAGACTGCAACGGTTAGAGATAACATTGTAAGGATCGCAAAGCAGTTAAATTACACTCCAAGGTCAATTAAAGCACCTAGAGCATGTGTAAGAATGACAGCCCAAGCTACAGTTGGTCTAAATGGTACTACTTTTCCAGAATTTGCTACCTTAAAGAAGGGTGATGTCTTTGTTGCTGACAATGAATATGATACTTACACCTTTGCATTGACTCAGGACATCCAAGTACCTGTAGATAGTGGTACTGGATTAGCAATATTTGATAATGTCCTAGTATATCAGGGTAATTTATTAACTTACAACTATACAGTTGACTATACTAAGAAGCAAGACTTCGTTATTCCCGATGAAAATGTAGATACTGGTCTTTTAACAGTAGATATTTCTCCAACTGCTCAATCATCAGAGACTGATACCTATAGTCCTGCTACAAATGTCACAAATTCTGATGGTACATCCAGAATTTACTATCTGGAAGAGACAGATGACATGAGATACCGTCTAGTTTTCGGAGATGGGTCTATTGGACGTAAATTAATTGATGGAGAATACATTACTATCACTTATGTCTCTACAGATGGGGTTGAAGCTAACGGTGCAAAGGGTTTTAACTTCATTGGTAACGTAGTTGACAGTGATAATAGGGTTATTTCACCTAATTCTATAGCATTAACAACAAAAGACGCTGCTCAAGACGGTGAAGACCGTGAAACAGCACTTTCTGTCAAGTTTAGAGCACCTAGAGCGTATGCTACACAAAATAGGGCGGTTACTGAGAATGATTTTGAGCATATTGTCTCTGAAATCTACCCTCAAGCAGCATCTGTAACAGCTTTTGGTGGTGAGAAGCTATCTCCACCTGTTTATGGTAAGGTTTATGTTGCAATCCGACCAAAAACAGGAAATAAACTCAATGAAACAACTAAACAGAAAATTAAGAAGGATTTATTGAAGTATTCTGTTGCTTCTATTGAGCCAGTCATCATTGACCCAACAACATTCTATGTTATTCCTAAATCTTACGTTTATTACAACGGAAATGACACTAGTTTAACTGGTGCACAACTTGGTACTAAGATTTTACAAGGAATTGACCAATTTAACAGAAATGGTCAGACAGATAGGTTTGGAAATCGTATCGATGGATCTAAATTCGGTGCGATGATTGATAATGCTGATAATTCCATATCTGGTAATGTTACTCAGATGACATTAGGTCAGAATTTGGATAAATTCGAGTTTGGAAGTGTATTTACTCAATGTTTAGACTTTGGTAACCCACTTTATGATCCATCCAACTATTCTGGTAGTCCAAAAGACGGAGATAACACTGGAGATGACAATAAGTGTAAGCCATCCTTCTCAACAGTGAAATCTGGTACATTTTATGCTACTGGTTACACTGAAGACCTCGTAAACCTTACTTTAAGTGATGGAACTACTTCAGCAGGAGTAACTTCTACTGGAGTATCATCAACTGCTGATAATCAGGTCTTGGTTCCTGTAAATATAAGAGATGACGGTCAGGGTAACCTAATTCTCGTGACAACAAGGGATGAAACCGAATTAACACTTAATCCTTCAGTAGGAAGTGTTAATTATGCAAGTGGTCAGGTCTGTGTTGGTCCTGTAGCAATACAAGGCACCCCAGATGACACTACCAGGTTGCCTATCCAAGTTTTACCTGCTGGTGGATCAATTACGGTACCACCTGGAGTAGATCCTACAATCTTTAACCCAACAGTCAATCCAATTGACTACACAATCAACGATGTGTCAATTCCTACCTTCGATCCGAATAACTTTAACGGTTATAATTTCGGTGACACAACTGGGATAAATATTATCGATTATCCAACGGATACTTTCACATATCCAGTCAGCGAATCCTGTTTCTAAGATAGATGCCGATTACAAAGAATATTAACGTCTCTGATAGGGTCGAAAATCAGTTACCTGAGTTTATTCGTCAGGAAGACAGACAACTAGTCAATTTCCTGTTTGAATACTATAAGTCTCAGGAAAAAACAGGTAGACCCTATGATATACTCAATAATTTACTGAGATATCTTGATCTTGATAGTTATACCTCTGAGCAGCTCGCTAGTGAAACGAAACTGCTTAAAGATATCGGTGTGTACGATCGTAAGATCGAGATTGAAAGTATAAATGGATTCCAGGAGCAGAATGGCTCCATAATGATTGATAATGAGGTAATTTACTATGAATCTGTTACTCGTGGTCCTGATGTCATCATTACTCCTGGCATCTCTTATCCACAATTCAATAAGAAGAAACAACAACTAGAAAATCCCTTTACACTGTTTGATGGGACTGAAAATGTCTTCCCATTAAGTTTTCTAGGTACTCCAGTCGCTCCTCCTTCAGCAGAGCACCTAATTGTGACTGCTTACAACACAATGATGGTGCCAAACGTAGATTACTACGTTGAAGGGTTTAATTTACGTTTTCAGGATGCTCCAAGAGATCAGATCGGATCTGATGACTCAGAATTCACTTCTGTAACTTATTTGGTCGGATATTCAGATCAAGTAATCAAAACTTGCGATTCTATTCCATATCAAGAGTGGCAGAATACAAAAATCTATCCATTACGAATAAGCACAGCACCATACACTCCAACTTCCGAAATTGGATTAATAATTAACAAAAATGGTCGTTTACAAGTTCCATACGTCGATTTTACAGTTTTTGAAGATAAAGTTGTTTTCAAGAATGAAATCGGAGCTGCTGATGCTATTCATATTAGGTCTGTTGAATATACTCCTCCTTCTTACGGTGCAGGAGCCACAGCAATTGCTAAGGTTGCTGATGATGGCACAATAGACAGTTTGATCCCCAAAACTGGTGGATCTAAGTATAGACTTGATTTTGCACCTAGAGTTACTATCACAAGTAACACTGGTACTGGATCTACAGCAAAATCACTAATTGGTGGTATTAAAGATATCAATTTGATTGATGGTGGTCAAGGATACACTTCTTACAACCCACCAATCCCTGTTGTTGTTTCACCTACTAATTCTAACGGTACACCAGCACAATTATCACTTACAGTCAATGATGTGACTGGAATGGTTGATTCTGTCACTATTACTAATAGTGGTAGTGGATATGACTTCATTCCTTCTATATCATTTAAGAATCCTGGTGGTGCAGTTATTGAGAATCCTACTATTGACTCTGAAGGTAGAGTTAACGTAGGATCTATCAATGTTAAGGAGATGGGTAGTGGATATAGTAATCCACCTTTAATTTACATCGATGAAGCACCTGATGGTGGAATTAATGCTCAAGCTATAAGTAGAATTAATCAAGATGGACAAGTTTATGAAATTACTGTCACAAACAGAGGTCGTGGATATACTTCTGTTCCTAGGGTGGCAATTGTCAACCCAATTGGTGCTCAGGTACTAGACGTTACTGTAGCATCTGGATCAGTTACAAATATTGAAATGTTGACTGGTGGTCAAGGATATACCGATGCACCTTCAGTTTATATTGTAGATGATAGAAAAGACGGATATGGAGAACCAATAGGTGGCACTGGTGCTTTAGCAGAAGCAACCATCTTTAATGGTGAGATTACAGATATTAATATTACTAGTTTTGGATCTGGTTATTCTACAGAGTTTCCACCTAAAATATACATCGCAGAACCAAAAGCAGCAAGGGCATCTGTAGATGTTGGTTTTGATCAAGTTACTGGATTTGACATTCTGGAAGATGGAGCAGGATATGCCTCCAGTGCCTTCCTAGGATGCTCTAGAGGCGTTTCAGGAGCAGTTGAGTACGATAACCTCCATAATGAGGTATATGCTGGAGAAGCAGCTCTAAGACAGTCAAATCACCTTGCTGGTGCTTATGTTTGCAATCTTGACTCTTTATTCATTAAAGAAGTTTTTGATAAGTTTAGAAGACAGTATCTTCCAACCTTAGATATTGATTTTAGTCAAGTTAACCCTGTACAGGTCATTAAAAATATTAGTGACTTCTATATCTCTAAAGGTACTAAATTATCAACTCAATATCTCTTCAAAATTTTATTTGGTGAAGATGTTGATCTTTACTATCCAAAAGATGAGATCATTAGTCCATCTCATGCAACTTGGGTTGTAGACACCATCTTACGTGCTGATCTAATAGAAGGTGACCCATCAAACTTAATAGATTCTCAAATTAACCAATATGCTGATGATGTAGACCCTAGTGTTACTGATGCATCTGCTTTGATTGAAAATGTCATTACTATCATCGAAGGTACTGACACTATCTACGAATTAGCAATATCTGAAGAAACTTTAGCTGGTAACTTCATTATACCTTATAAAACTCGTCTGGTTGAGCCTTTAAGCACTACTGGGCAGATAATTACGGTTGACTCCACTATTGGATGGCCCGAAAGGAATGGTACCATTAGAATCAATGATGTAGAGCAAGTCCAGTATAAGGAGAAGTCCCTTAACCAGTTCATAGAGTGTACACGGTCTAAGAATGCAATCGTCGAAGATTGGGATCCTGGTACTATAATTCAGTCCGATATCTTCGTTTATGTCAACAGAGGCACTGCACAGGAATGTAAGTTAAGGATTTTAGGTATTGCTGAAGCAGGTACCACAGTACTAAACGATACTGGTAGTTACTACCTTCAGGGTGATAAATTGAAGGTTGCTAACCTTGGATCGACTGCTGAGGAGCTAAGACTCCAATCTTGGTTATATAACGTTAAGAAATTGATTCAGGTTGGTACTATTACTCCTGGTGGTGTTAATAACCAAACTGCGACTGTAGTTTGCGGTAACCCTCACGGATTACTAGTTTCTGACCAAGTTACGATATATGGTGCAAACCCAGTTGTGTACAACGGTACATTTACTGTAACATCGAGAATTGACCAATTTACCTTCTCATATCAGATTAATACTCCTACTGAGCTAATACCTCAAGGAAACATCCTATTATCTGTTGACCTTAACAGAGGTAAGTCTGATACCACTTCTATCAATAATGTTGTTAGTGAATTCACTACAAACATCCAAAACTCGTTTTTCAACGATAATTACGTTTATGTCGCTGCATCTGGACTTCCTAACTACAAAATAGGTCCATTTACAGGATCTGCTCTAATTCCAGGAAACCAGAGAAAATTACTCAGATTCCCTAGAAATGTCCAGACTATATCAGAAAGAAAGATTATAGACCCAGGAACACCAATTGGTGCTTGGGTTAACGGTGTTTCTATCTGGTCTTACAAATCAAGAGAATTTATCCAGTATGGTCCTCTTACTAGCATTGCAGTTACTAATATTGGTGAAGGATATGATGCTGGTGCTAAACCCAACGTAGAGATCACTGGGGGAGGTGGTACAGGTGCTACTGCTGAAGTTATCGTTAATGGTAGTCTAACCTCCTTCGATATGGTTACTGAAGGTACTGGTTACACAGAATCACCTCTAGTATCGATTGTTGGTGGTAATGGTAGCGGTGCTACTGCACAAGCAGTTATTACTGGTGGTAGGGTAACAAGAATTCTAGTTGAGCAACCAGGACAAAATTATACTACGCAACCCCTAGTTTCTATCACAGGTGGTGGAGGTAGTGGTGCTACTGCTACTGCTAACGTCCGTGGTGCTATTGCTAGTGTAAATGTCACAAACTTCGGTAATGGTTATACTTCGCTTCCTGCTATCAAGGTTAACTCTGGTGAAGGTGCTCTAGCACAACCAATCGTTATTAACGGTAGAATTGTTTCTATCGCTATTATTAACTCTGGTGAATCCTATACAACTGCACCTAACGTAATTATCAATGGTGATGGATTTGGTGCTATTGCTAAAGCAACTATCGGTAGTATTGGAGAAGATAGAGGTCGTGTATTAGGGATAACTATTACCAACAAGGGTATTGGGTATATACAGGGTACAACAACTGTTAGACTCGAAGCAGTGGGTCAATTAGCAGCATTTACTCCTACTGTGTATCAGTGGAATAAAAACCTTCAATATGAATTAGTAGATAAATTTGACTTTGCAAGAGGATATGTATTTACTGGATATAACAACCAGTTTGGTGGAGAATATGCACACCTATCAGATCCTAAAGAATTAAGATATGTTGTTGGTGATAACGTATTCCTAAACCCTGTTACTCAACTCTTCCAAGAAGTTGCTGCTAACTTTGAGCACTCTCCTGTTATTGGTTGGGCATTTGATGGTAACCCAATATATGGTCCTTATGGATATATTGATCCAACTGATCAGAATAGTGGTGTTAGAAGGATGCGTACATCCTTCAAATTGAAGACTAATGTTGTATTTGATGCTGCTACCAATCCTAACCCTTCTAGGGTAGATGGTCCTCCTATTGCAACTTATCCTGCTGGTACATTCATCGATGACTACTATTATGACTTCCAGTCTGGTGATCTAGACAATTATAATGGTCGTTTCTGTAAGACACCTGATTTCCCAGATGGGGTCTATGCTTACTTTATAACCATCGATGCTAGTGATGCAGGTATTGCTGAATTCCCATATATCATGGGACCACAGTTTAACTCACTTCCAGATAACTGGAACTTCTCTCAAGCAGCAACACAAGAGAATATTCCTGATGGTGTTGTCCGTTATAGAGATCCATACACTGATGTTGATATTGATGTTGATCGTCAACCAAACCAAGAAGCAGATGTCCTTACTACAGAGATAGAAGGATATCCTTTAATCTTTGAAATACAAGACAGTAATAATGACGGTTTGATTGATGCTAACGAGCAACAAGAAATATTAAAGCTGTCAGAAGAGGCAACTCTACAGATCTATGATTACTTCCCAAAAGTCTCAGAAGAGTCCAGAGTTGATATTGAAGTTGAGACAACTACCCAGTTTGAGAATGCAAAAATTGATGGATTCGTTGTTGAAAACCCAGGTGTTTCCTATCAGGTAAATGACACTGTATTCTTCGATAATGAAAATACTGGTGGATTTGGTGCTTCTGCTATTATCGAGTCTGTTAAAGGTCAGAAGATTACTGGTTACAATAAAGAAATCATTGGTGACCGTCCATATGGTAAGATCGTCACTGAGGTTGAGCATGAGTTGCGTCAACAGGATGAGATTATTGTAAATTCACGTCCTGTCATTGATAACACCAATAAGACCTACAGAGTTAAGGTTGTTGCAGGTGTTGAAAGAATTAACGTAGTCCAAGGTGGTACTGGATATAATAGTGATATTCCACCTACATTTGAATTAATTACTGCATCTGGTAAAGATGCTGAGTTAGCTCTAGTCCTAGAAGGTACTGGTCAGATTAACAATGTTAATATCATTAACTCTGGTAATGGATACGATGCTGACAATCCTCCTCAGATTAGGGTATCTCATCCACAGCAATATAAGAAAACTCGTTATTGGATAACAGAGTTTAAAGAAGCAACAGGTAGTGTTAGTATACATCATACATTAACTACTGCTGAAAGATACACTTATATTTGTGGTAGTGTCCTTGAGGCAGATGGTGATCAAGCAGCATTTCTTGCTAAGTTTGACGATCTAGGCCAGAAGGTTTGGGAAAGAAACTTATTACCACAAAACTCTGGTACTAAGAAAGCAGAATTCATCAAGATGTATATTGATGAGTCTGAAGAGAATGATGTAATTTATGTTGTTGGTCAGACATATGATCCAAATAATTCTGCATATAACCCTGATATTTGGTTAGGTGTATATAAGTCTGGATTTAATAATGCTAATTCTCCTGATGGTATTCTACAGTGGCAGAAGGCAATTGCAGGTATCTCAGGTCTTTCTAGAAGGGACTGGGTAACAAGTATTGCATTAGATCAAGAGAAAAGAATATACATTGCAGGTTATACCGATAGTAACTCACCTGATCCTAATGATATGTGGGTTATTCAGTGTGATCTTGATGGTGACCTTGTAGAGAAACGTAAGATTGCATCTGCTGATGATTCAGAGATGCTGAATCAGATCCAATGGATATCTGATGATAGATTCTTCTTTGTTGGTGTTAACGACCAAAATGATGACTGTATCTTCGGTGTATTCTTCTATGATGGTGCAAACATTGAGATTGAGTATATCAGACAAGTGCCAACTCAAAATGGATATGTAAGAAATCCACAATTTGCTATTGATGAGTATGATGATGTAATCTTAATTTGGGATGTATTTAATGGTGCTACTCAGAAATTTGAGAAAGTCCAAGTTAATAAATTCCCAATATCAACTGCAAACAGTCAGTGGGAATGGAGTAAGACAGTTACTATTAGTGGTAACATTGAGGGTATCAATCATGCAGGTATTAATGTAGATGTATTTGGTAACTATAGTATTGTAACTGATATTACAGAATCTGAGAATCAGAGATATGCTGTAATTCATTACCTCAAGTATGATGGAAATGTTATTAAAGAAACTAAAGTTGATGATATTAACAGTATAGGTTTCCAAGCAAAAGATCATACTGTTGATAGTACTGGTGACACCATCATTGCTATAGATCGTAGACAACCTGACCAGATGGCATCATATCGTTTCAATAACGATACTGATATCGATGAAGATACTACAAAGCAAGAATTAGTAACACCAACATTCCATACTCCAAGTAATAGCACTGTAGATACTGCAATTCAGAAATTTGGTACTGGATCACTTAAGTTAAGTGGTATATGCCCTGTTAAACTTCCTGGTTATAATTTAACTACTAAGGAGTGGAGTGCAAGAGCATGGATGTCTATTGCTACTGGTCATCATTCAATTAATACTAAACCATTATTATTTGATGTAACACCTGTTGCTGGTGATTCTATTCAAGTTGAATTAGATGGTGATGCTACTAGTGGTAATTACGAGAAAGTAGTTTTATATGTAAACTCAGTTGAAGTGGCAACTTCTGCTACTGCTGTTAACTGGACTGCATTTGCTAGTGCTGCTTGGGTACATGTTACCTTCCAGAAGAGAGAAGAATCTCTTGGATTGTATCAGTATGAGGTATTCCTAAATGGTAACCTCGTAGTTAACTTCCAGACTACATCCGATATCAGTTTGGCAGATCTTACTCTTGCTGGTAAGTATAGTGGACCTAATACTGGTAACTCTTTAATTGGTTGGATTGATGATTTAGTCATCGATGATGTTGCTCCATATAACGGCACCTATACAATACCAACTGAAGAGATTCCTATCACTACATCTATTTCAGATTCTGCTCTTATTAAGTTTGATAGACTTCATGATAAGAGAGATGCATATACTCTTACTGGTTTAACAAAATATACTAATATCACATTCTCTGATATTGAGATTCCTACTACTTGGGTTGACGTATCTGGTTCTGCTTTAAGTAACTGGGATGTTGGTGCTGGTGGTCTACAGATATTGGATATGTCTCAGGTTGTTTCTACTATGAATCCTGGTACGTATACATTCAGTACTGCTAAGACTGAGTATGCAACTAAGACTTCTACAATACCATCACCATTAGGTAAGAAACTTAAGATTACTGCTGATGTCATAAGTAAATTCTATTTAAGAGATGCTTTATATCAGAAGATTGATAATGTCCTTGAATTTACTTTTAATCAAGATGTTAAGTTAACAAAGAATTCTATTCTTCAACAGTATACTAATACTGCTTCAGGACAGGTTGTTGGTGGATTTGGTACTATCGTTGATGTGCCTAATGCTGATGATCTATTGAATCCTGGAGTAGGTAACAAGTATAAGGTTGGTAAGATATATGGTACATTTAATAATACAGATCTCTTTAAAACTGACGTTGCAGATGTAAATCAGATTGCTGGTACATACTTCCAAGTTGAAGAGCCTGAGATACCTTGGGTAGCAGCAACTTCAGTTGTAACTGGTGAGAAGAGATATTATGATAAGAAGATCTACCAGTCACAAGGTACAGGTACTACAGGTACAATTCCTCCAGTACATACTGGTGGTGTAGTAACTGATGGTCTTATTAACTGGGCGTTTGTAGATGATGCAGGTAAGTTTACTGTTGATCTAACTCAACATCCATACCCAATGCCTCAGTATCTAAACTTAGATATGCCTGAGTGGGATTCTGGTAAGTTATATGTTGTAGGTCAAAAAGTATGGCATAAGTTGAATGTATATGTTGTCGGTGCAGGTGGTGCTGGTGTATCTGGTACAACTCCTCCAACACATACTTCTGCTACTGCATCAGATGGTGGTGTTACATGGACATGGGAATCTACATCTCAATCTATTAGTCAGTATGCTAGGACTCTTCCATATGACTTAGGTAACAACTATACAGTACAGATTGTAGAGATTCAACCTGGTTCAACTTATATTCCAGAAGATGTTGTTTCTATTAATGCTGGTAATATAACAGAAGCAGAAGATCAGAAGAGTGTAGAGATATCTGGATTTGCATCTGTTAAGAAGATTCGTGTTACTGCACGTCTTGAGAAGGATATTCTTAGAACTGCTGATACAAGAACTAACTTAGTTTATGCAACATCTAATTCACCTCATAGATTCAACGATGGTGAAATTATATTTACTGAAGGATTCCAAGGTGATCAATTCAATGGATCATTCTTCGTAGATCAAGTTGTAGGATCTAGAGAGTTTACATATGCTATTAGAGCAAATGCTGTAAGTGATCCTGTATTTAATTCTAATGCTATTGCTAATGTCAACATATATGCGAAGCACCCAACTTTAGAGTTTACTAGAAATCATCAATATGTCTTTGATGTATCTGATCCTTCAAACCTTAACTACTACTTGTCGTTCTCACAAGACAACCAGTATAAACTAGAATACTCATTTAACAATATTACAAGATCTGGTACACCAGGTATTCCTCTTGGTGGTAGTGCATACCCATTTGTTAAATTCTCTGTATTAGGTGATGTAACTAATATCTCTTACTACTTCGATCCATCAAGGACTGGATCAGATTCACCTGTTGGTGAAGGATCATTTATTGATGTTATTACAACTCCATTCCAAGGTACATTTAGTGTATCTGAAGTATTAAGTGATACTGAGTTTAGATTCCAGTTACTTAAGGAACCTGAAAGGACTAATGCTGAAGTAGGTACTGATGAATTTGATAATGTATATTCATACTATTCAACTACTTCTACAAGAGCAGTAGGTCCTATCAATACTATTCAACTAGTATCTCCAGGTGGTTTCTATCAGAAGCTACCTATTATTAGTGATATTGCATCATTCAGACAGATTGAGAAAATTACAATTAATGATGGAGGTACTGAATATGCTCCAGGTGTTTACTATGAAGTCCCTGTAGCAGGTGATGGTGAAGGTGGTAAAGCAACTATTACCGTTGAATTTGATGCAGAGGTTGGATCAGGCACAATCACTAATGCTCAAGTAGCAGACCCAGGTAAAGGTTATACTATTGCATCTATCGATATTGATTCTATTCCAGGAATCTTAGGTCAGACACTTGCTGGATCTGGTGGATCTGTAAATGTTGTTATTCCTTCAGAAGGATCTGGTGCATCTGTATTCTTAACAGGTACTAATATTGGTAAGATTAAGAGACTGAAGAATAATGAATTTGGTTTCGGTTATTCACATGACTATACCTTAAAACCAGAGATTACATTCCCTGTTAACCTTCAACTCTTTAATACATCAATACTAAGTCAGATCAAGATAACTGATCCAGGTTCTGGATATACTTCTACTCCTGCTGTTGTTATCGAAGGTGGTGGTGGATCAGGTGCTGAGGCAGAAGCAATTGTTAAGAATAATCGTCTTAGTGAGATTATCATTAAAAACAGTGGTGCTGGATATTCATCCGAACCAGTGGTTACTCTAAAATCAGAATTTAACTACGTTGTTAACTTAGACCTTAACTATCTACAGTTTAACTTCCCACATGGTATTACTACTGGTGCTGAAATACAGTTTAGAGCAGATGATATTGGTAGCACAGAAGGTGAATTACCAAAACCATCTACCGCAGGTTTAACCAGTTTGGTTGCAAATCAGACCTATTATGCTATTGCTGGTGAAGCAGCTGGTTTAGAAAGTGATCAGTTGAGATTCGGTCTTACTTCAGCATCTGCACAAGGTGGATCATTCATTACCTTCCTAACTCAAGGATCTGGTAGACAGACACTTTTGACTGAGGTATTTGGTGGTAAAGCAACTGCTGTTATTGAAACATCTCGTTTCCTTGAAGGAGAAGATGTATTCCAAGGATCTAATGTTGAGACTTCAACTGCAAGAGGTAAAGTTTCTACTAACACTGGTTGGCAGATTGGTCCTAAGATTCTTAAGATTGTTGATTACACTGGTGATTGGGCTAATGGTGAAACTGTAACTGGTGAGATATCTAAAGCATCTGGTGTTATCGATAACTTCTCTATTGCTCGTGGTGTGCTGAATATCGGCTCCCTAACGAAGACACCAGGCCGATTTATTGATGACGTTGGTAAGCCTTCTGAGATTGTCCAGAAGATTCAGGATAGTTTCTTCTATCAAAACTTCTCATACGTTGTACAATCCCAGATTCCTATTACAGAGTGGAAGACTCAGGTCTTAGAAAATAACCACCCTGCTGGTTTCAATATGTTTGGTCAGTTACAACTTACTGGTGGTAAGGACGTATCTGGAAGACGTATTGGTACTGAGTTTACAAAACAGGTTAACATTAACAACTATAGTAATGTAAACCAGATTACATCATTCGGTGCTGCACAACCAATCTATACTGATTACAACAATACTGAGGTTCTCTTCCGTAAGAAACGTTTAACATCTTCTGAGGAAATCTTAACTTCTATTGTTAAGAAGATGGATAATATCCAAGGTCAGTTTGATGGTATTAAGAAGCAATTCCCAATAACTGTTGAGGGTGAAACTGTTATTGTTAAGCAAGACCAGTTGATGATTACTCTTAATGGTATCATTCAGTCTCCTGGTATTTCTTATCAAATCGTTGGCGGTAGTTTAGTATTTGATGAGCCACCAAAACCACCTTCTAAAGTTAATTACAGAACATTAGGAGTTACTCCTACGCCTATCTACAGAATCGCATTATATGATTCTGGTGGTACTTCAAACTATGGTATCTTCCCAACTTTAGGGCAACAGGTACAGGGACAGCAATCTGATACAATTGCAACTATTATTGATTCAGGTACTAACCATATTGATGTTATTAACTTAACTGGTACTTTTGATATTAACGAGCAGATTAAGAGAGGTGAATTGTTTGCTGCTCTAGTAGAATCAGTTACTCCACTTAATGCTCCTACTATATTTGAGTTTGGTGAAGCACTTACTAACTTAGACGGTGATACTGCATATGTTGAAGAAACTAACATTGATAATCAGGGTAATGTTACTGATAGACTGGTTGTAAGTAAGACTTCAGGTACTCCTAGATTTGAAACTGGTATCTTCGACTTTAAACTTAACGAGTTCATCTATTCTGCCTCATCTAAGATCGCAGGCCAGATTACATTCATTCAACCTTATACTGATCCTATTAATAATGAAGTTGTTGATGAATTAATTATTAACAAGGGAACAACATTCTTCGGATTACTCTTTGAGCGTTTAGTCAGTCTAACTAACCCTAATGTCATCCTAGATGATATTTCACAATCTTCAATTACTCCAACCGAGCTTTATAATTCAGATAACAGAATTAACGCTGACTTCTTGAATTTTGAGCAAGTTAAGACTACTGAAGTAACATATTCAAATGTTACTGGTGGTACTCTTACTGATGGTATGCTAATCCGTAATAAGAAGGCAACTTATGGAAATCCTGTTTCTACCTTCCACGGAATCGCTGCAAACAGATATCTTGATAGTAGACGTAATATTTTGAATAATAAGGATGAAATCATCGATTTTGCTGAAGCAAGTATTGCAATTGACTATCCTGATTATTATTTCCCAACTGATGTCATTACTAACTCTTGGAGTCGTTTTAAAGACGCTTACAGGATGATTCAGAAGAATAAGGCAATGATTGCTGGAATGGCGTTTGATGATATGAAAACGCAATATCCAGGATCCACTATTCCTTCAGATGCAAAATGTAAGAGAGATCTTGAATATTTTGTTGATGCAATCTCTATAGACATCTATGCTGGTGGAAACCGCTATTCTCGTAAGTTTGTCTCTCAGTATTTCGATACTAATGGAACATTCACTTATGTTGATGGTGAAAAGGCAGAAACACGTTTTGCTTATGAAAAAGCAATTGATAGGATGAAGGCAGCAATTGCTAACCAATATTCAGGAACAATCAACGCTGTTAACTCTGGTGACTCTTGGACTGCATATCAAGATCTTACAATCACTGCTGACCCAAATCCAACTGGAAATTATGGATCTGCTGGATCTAATGTTGATAATACTAATGCTGATAACTGCACAGACGTACAAGCTGCTATTACAACTCTAGGTGAGTTTATTGATGAAGTATTGAATAATTCAAGTTTGGTAGATCTTCCTGCTGAAACAGTAGGCACATATTCACCTCATCAAGAGAAGTGCCGTCGTGACCTTGGATACTTCATTGATGCCATCGCTGCTGACGTTGGTCAAGGTGGTAACTATAATACAATTGAATTTACTAAAAAATTCTTTAATGCAGATGGCACACCTCTAACTAACGGTATTGTTGGGGAAGAAGCAGAAGCAGTCCATGCATTTACATCTGCTGGAACATTGATGCATAGTGCAATCAATAACCTAATGTATTGGAAGGATCTTAGTGGTAATGGATATAACCTTAATGATCCTACTACTTACTCTGGTGGAGTTGCTCCTGCTAATAATTACGATGCAAACTATTCATCTGGTAATAATCAGAATATTAACAACTGTGCTAACGTTAAGTCATATATTGATACGCTGAAAGCGATTGCTACCACTGCAATGACAGCAGGTAACCTTACCAATGTTAATGCAATTGCATCTATTACAGACGGCACATTCCAATCTAATGAGACAGTAAGGACAACTAAAGTTGGTTATAAGGATAAGTCAACTGGTCTATTCATAACTGGTGATCAAATTAAGGGTATGAGCTCTGGAGCAGTATTCTCTGCAATTGGAGTTAATTCTGGTCTTAAGTGGTTATTCGCTGGTCCTATTAGTGGTTCATTCACTGCTGATGAATATATCACTAATTCCACTTTAACCTTCACTAATTGCACCCAAAGTGTAATTGTTAAGAAAGCAGAATTGAGTGGATCTAAATCCATCTTTATTCCTTCAAATGGAGCATTAAGTAGTCCTGCATCTACAGATTACGCTTTTGGTACTGGAGACTTTACTATTGAAGCATGGATCCGTCCTTCTGGTAATACTACCCTTCAAACCTTATTTGATTTCCGTCGTTTAAGTGCTGCTCAAGGATTAAGAATTGTCCAAGATTCACAAGCAATTAACGTATATAATGGTACTACACAATCTATCACTAGTGGTAACGTAGTTACAACAACTGGCACATGGATGCATATCGCTGTTTCTAGAAAAGACAATGTTACTCAGTTGTATGTAAACGGTGCTCAAGTTGGTACCAACTATGTTGATAACAATGATTATCTCTATGCTGCATTATATGTTGGTCAAGACTTTAATGGATCTACCCATTGGACAGGACACATGGATAATGTGGTTGTCAAGAAAGGAGTTGGAGATTATACAACTGGATTCCAAGCACCTAGTCAGGTAGATTATACTCAATCTAATATCGTATTTGGTTTAGATGGTGAAGCACCATTCTTAATATCTACTGAAGAAGTATATGCTAAGTATAGCGGTCAGAGATCTTCTTCTGCTACTTCTAAGACTATTGACTATGATGGTTTAGCAATTATTGCTGAAGATATTGATTTAGGTCGTCAGGAATATAGAGACTGTGCTGATATTATTGACCTTAATGGTGCTTATATTGCTGAAGAAGCAGTAGGTCGAATGAAGGCAGCATTTAGTGACTTTGTTATTCGTGGTGATGATCCTCAGAATAACAGATATGGTGGTACCGATACATGTATTAGAGATACTAAAGATTATATTCTTGGTGCTTTAATTAAAGACCTTAGAGAGGGCGGTAACTATCATACAATCTACACTGCAAGAACTTACTTAACAGTTGGCGGTCAGTTAGATCATATTGGAGAAGAGATTCTACAAGCATTATACACTTGGAATCAGGTATCAGAATTAGCTAAAGAAGTTATAACAACTACCAGTGGTGATTTAACTGGAACATATAGTACTAGATTAAGAATACCTAATAACTTCTCATCTCCTGCTGCTACTGCTGTGCAGAATGAGCTTGATACTCTTATGGGTGATCTTCTTAAGGTTATTGCTCCTAACGATCAGAGATTTAGAGAGGGTGGATATCAACTCTGGAGAAATCGTAATTACATTGCAGAAGAAGTTGCTGGATACATTCAAGATAAGTATCAGACAACTATTGATAATGTAACAACTGACTTCCTTGAAATGCCTGGATATGGTCAACCATATTGTGAAAGAGATATCAAGGACTTTATACTTCCTGGTGTAATTGCTGACTTAGTTACTGGTGGTACATATCAGACACAAGCTGTCATTGACAAGTATCTTGATAGTCAAAATAATGTCCTCCATGTTGAGCATGAATTAAATGCATTGAATGATTCTTTACATTTTGCATCTATGCTTTGCATGAAGGCAATTAATAATCTTCTAATGTCTCCTGGTGAAGTTGCTGCTGCACTATTAGATAACGATGGTGTTGCAATGTCAGTACCTGGATGGGCACAAGAAGAATACTATACCCCTCTATTCACTACTCAGGTTGCATATAGAGATTCTACTATAGTTAAAGATACTGAAGGTTTCCCGAATACTATTCAAAGAGGAAATAACGACAGATATCTTGATGCTGCTGACCAGATCTGGGCAAACAAAGATATCATTGCTAGAGAAGTCGTTAGCATAATGAATGACCTTTCTAAGTATGAAACTTTAAACATTCCTGGTGGTCATGTTAATTGTGAAGATGACGTATTAGATATGATTGAAGCGATGGTACATGACCTTCGTTTTGATTGTAACGAGAAGACATATGATGCTGCTGCATTATATGTTGAGACTGAAGATAATTCACTTAAGCATATTGAAACTGAGTGGGAAGCATCTATCACTGTAGTTAAGATTCTAAGAGATATCTTATCTGCAACAATGCGTAATGCATTTGGTAGAGATTATGACATGACTAAGGACTTACTTCAGGTACCAGTCCAGAGTTACAATCAGAATCCTAAAGATACATTATATGCTGAATGTGCTGATGCTATTGATGGAAACATCAGATACATTGCAGAGCAAGCAGTTTCTGCTGGTTTAGTACAATATCAAAACTTAGCAATTCCTGGTGGTCCTGTTAACTGTGTCCATGACGTTACTGATATACTCAGAGCGATGGTATTCAACCTTAAGTATGGTGGTACCAATATGCTTCAGTATGCATCTGAATTCTATACTACTTACAATGGTAGTTTAGATCATGTTACTAACGCTTCTTCTGAAACTAATTGGATTATTAATAAAGCAAAAGAATTAGCAATTCGTGCAATGAAGGGTCAGGTTATTAGTAATAACGCTGGTTGGGAAGTAGATCAAAGATTCTATGATGCTGTCCCAAGACCTGTAACTGCATTATTCAATTCTAATGAAGATGGACTAATTGCTGGTCAACCTAATACTATTATTACTAGGTCATTTATAGCTGGTGAAGATAAGATATCAACAACAGATAGTGGCACTGGTATAGTACCTGGTGAAGATGCTGTATTCCGTTGTATTGCTAAGTTACCAACTAATCCTCTTGATGGTGTTATCTGGGAAGCAGGTGGTGCTGGTAGTGGTGCTTGGTTTGGTATTAGAGATAGTGGCACATATTTAAGACTTCGTGCTGGTAATGGTGGTAATTCATATTCTGGTGGAGCATCATCTACTTCTGATACTGGTCTTGCAATGCTTGACTTACAAATCAGTAACCTATCAACATACTTTGATAATGGAGATCATGAGCTAGTATGGGAGATTCGTATTGGTGGTAATATAACTGCTGGTAAGGGTAGAGTAGAATTATGGATCGACGGTATTTCTGTTGGATCTGCTGAAACACCTGGTGGTGGATATACTGGGTTAGCAGGTGGTAATGGTTTATTTGCTGATTCAAATTATGCTGGATTTGGTGTCCAAGGTGGAGATTCAATCTGTGCTGGTGAGCCTTCTACAATTAACACATTTACTGTTAATGTCGGTCCTGCTCCTACTATTGCATATGATGTAACTGCTGCTGAATATGATTCATCTACTGGTGACCTAGTGATGGATGTTGGATCACATAATCATACAGAAGGCACCTACTTAAGATTAAAGACTAATTCAATTAACTTCACTTGTGATCAAGATGGTAATGCTTCAACGCATTCTTATCCTAGATCTGGTGATCCTGCTGGTAATACTGCTATAGAAGTTTTAGAAGTATTTGGTACTGAATGGAAAGCAACTGGTGCTACTTACACTCCAGATTCAGGTATTATGACTTTGACAGTTCCTGGACATGGAATGGCAGATAATACAACACATACAGCAACTGATGCTGCATATGATCCTGATACAGGTGTGTTGTCTATTACTGTTGCTGATCATGGATTTACAACAGGTGATCAAGTTAGAATTCAAAATGGATCTTTAGTATTCACATGTGCTCAAGATAATCATGCTAGTAAGCATGGATATCCAAGACCAGGTGATCCAGCTGGTGATCAGTGGTTGTTAGTTGAATCTATTGTTAATGATAATATATTCACTGTTAATGTAGGATCTACACCTAAAGTTGAATACGATGTTTCTGATGCTACTTACGATCAGAATACAGGTGAATTACAAATGGATATCGGTCAGCATCGTTTCGTTGGTGCTACTACCCATGTTGCAACTTATGCTGAATATACTGCTGATAATGGTTACTTAAAACTTACAGTACCTGGACATAAGATTGCTCCTGGTGAGCAGATTCAGATCATGGAAAATTCCATGACATTTACTTGCTCAATGGATAATCACTATAGTGATCATGTATATCCAAGAGCAACAGACCCTGCTACACGTAAGTGGTTAGATGTTGTTGAGTCTGATATTGAAGGTGGCACATTTACTGTTAACGTAGGTCAATCTCCAATTAAAGGTTTCACACCTACTGCTGCTACATTCAACTCTTCTACTGGTGCTCTTACATTAACAATAGGATCACATAGTTTAGCAGTTGGCACAAATATTAAGTTAGCACAACAATCTTTAACATTTACATGTGACATGGATGACCATGCCACAAAACATAGTTATCCTAGAGGTAACGATCCTGTACATAATGAGCCTATTGCTATTACTGCTGTTACTTCAGATTCTATTACTGTTAACGTAGGTACTACACCACAAGTTAACTATAATGTCCTTGGTGCTGCATTTAATCCTGCTGATGGTCATCTAAGTATGACACTTGACAGAAAGCATACTTTCAAGACTGAAAGTATTCACAGTGTTTCTGGTGCAGAATATAACGGTCAAACTGGTTTAATGAGATTAACCGTTGCAGATCATAATTTTGGTGAAGGAGACTTTGTTAAGATTGCTGACGGTGGAGTAAGTTTCACTTGCTCAATGGACAACTATGCTTCAGTTCATGCTTATCCTAGATCAACTGATCAGATGAGTGGTAAGTGGATGGCAGTGCAGAATGTATCCAAAGATCAGTTTGATGTACATGTAGGTAAGACACCTGCTATCCCATTCACAATTTCTGCTGCTGATTTTGACCCATCAACAGGTCTTATGAAGATGACCATTGGAGATCATGATTTAAGAGCTGGTAACAGTGTAAGATTAGCGAAAGAATCAATAGTACTTACATGTTATTTGGATGCTCATAATAGCACTCATGCTTATCCAAGATCTAATGGTAATGACCCATTCTATAATAAGCCTATCCCCATTCTATATGATGGATCACCTTTAACTGCTACATCTGGTACTTTCTATAATCCTACTACAGGTATTATGAGAATTACTACAGATACAGCACATGGATTGCAAGAAGGTAGTGAAGTTAAGTTTGCTCTTAATTCACTTGTATTCCGTTGTGATGAAGATGGTCAAGCAACTGATCACCCATATCCTCGTGCTGGTGATCCATATGCAAATAGATGGCAACGTGTATTAGGTAGTAACTTAACTGCTAATCAGTTTGAGGTACAAGTATTATCATATGCTCCTTCTACAAATACAACAACTCATGTATTCCAAGGTGCTACTGCAAATGGAATTAGTAAGAAAGATGGAACAATAACTCTTAACGTAGGTAACGGTGCTATCTCAGATCAGAGTGCACATATCTACATTCCTAATACTGGAATGACTCCAACTAATGTTAATCATAATCCTACTACAGGTGTTATGACTATCACTGTTGTTGGTCATGGAATGGAAGATGGCGATATGATTAAGATTGCTGATAATGGTATAGTTCTTACTTGTGCATTAGATGAGCATCAAACAACTCATGCATATCCTCGTCCTTCTGATCCTGCTTCAGGCACATGGTTAAAGATATCGGGTGTAACTGCTGAAACATTTGATGTCCAAGTACTTGGTGGAAATGCTCCACAAAGTGATACATCAACTCACTTATTCTCTAGTGCTATAGGTAACTGTATTACTAGAGCACAAGTTGTAAGTGGTGGTATTTACGATCATACCTATTCAACTTCTACTGTTGATTGTTTACGTCATGCTGGCGATAGTATAAGGTTAGCGGATGATGCATTAACATTCACATGTGGTGCTGATGGAAATGGAAGCAACCATACTTATCCTAGATCTGCTACTACACAGCATACACCAACTGATGTAACTTACAATCCTAGTATTGGACATCTTAAGTTTACAGTTCCTGATCATGGATTCCTACCTTATTCATATGTCAAGATTGCAGATAATTCTTTGACATTTACATGTAAGAAAGATAATGATGCAACTGACCACACATATCCAAGATCAACAGATCCTGTTTCTGGTAAGTGGGTAATGATTCATGATGTAAGTGCTAATACATTTACTGTTGAAGTATTAGATGTTATTCCATCTACAAATACTACAGTCCATTCAATTAGTAATATTGCTGCAAACTGTATTACACACAAGAAGGATCACTTCTATGATACAAATATTCCTATTTACGAAGTAGGTAAGTCATCTCATAGTCCTACAAATATCAGTTACAATCCTACTCATGGTTACATGCAAGTTACTATGAGTCAGAGTTTCTCTGATGCGACAAACATGTCACCAACTGGTGCTTCGTTTACTCCTACTACAGGTATTATGAGAATCAATCTTTCTGGTCATTCAGTTAAGAATGGAGATATGATACTTATCAATGAGGGAGCATTTGTATTCCGTTGTGATGAAGATGGTCAATCATCTGATCATGCATATCCAAGAGCAACAGACCCTGCAAGTAATAAGTGGTTGAAGGCATTTAACGTTGGTAGTAATTCATTCGATGTTAACGTTGGTAACTTCTTAGGTGAAGGTGCTATCTCTAACACTACAACTCATGTCTGCACAAACGTCGTTGGATCAGTTTATAAGGCAAATGACTATGTAATGTTTGACGAGAATGCAATTACATTCCAGTGCACTAAAGATAACAATGCAACTAATCATTCTTATCCTAGAAGATCAGATCCTACATTTGGAGATTGGTTACCTATCGCTAATGTAACAAATACTAGTTTCACTGTTTGGATTGGTAAGTCTGGTGTTAACGATGTTTACGATCATACATTTGTATCTTGTGCAAATAATGGAATGAAGAGACAGACTGGCACCATCACATTAGATGTTGGTAATGGTCAAATTACTAACCCAACTGCCCACTCATTTGTATCTGCTGCAAGTAATGCTGTAAGATCTGGTGGTGCTTATAATCATACATTCGTTGCATCAACTGAGAAGTATACTCCAACTACTGCTAACTACAATCCAACAACAGGTTGGATGACTCTAACAGTACCTAATCATGGATTCCTAGATGGTGAGAGTATCATGATTCAGACTAACTCCTTGGTATTCAACTGCCTAGCAGATAGTAACGCAACTGATCATGCATATCCTCGTGGTGGTGATCCTGCTAGTAACAGATGGTTAACAATCTATAACGTAACTGATGACACATTTGATGTTAAGGTACTTGATGAAACACCATCTACTAATCAAAGTCTTCACTTATTTAAGAGTGCTCTTTCTAATTGTATTACAAGAGCAACCGTAGCTACTGGTGGTAACTACAGTCATAAGTTTATTGCTCCTGCACAACTCACTCCAACGAATGCTACATATACTCCTTCTACAGGTATTATGACATTGACCATTTCTAATCATGGTATTAAGAATGGTGGTAGAGTTAAGGTGGAAGATGGATTCGTAACATTTACATGCACACAGGATAGTAATCAGACTAATCATTCATATCCTAGAGCATCCGATCCATTTAGTGATGAGTGGATGACAGTTAAGAATGTAACTAAGGATACATTTGATATTCAAGTATTATTCAACATACCTTCTTCTAACACTACAACTCATACATTTGTATCTGCTAGACCTCAGAGTGTAACTGTTGCAACTCTAATGAAGGGTAATGATAGTATTAAACTTGCTGCTAATGGATTAACATTTACATGCTCTAAAGATGGTAATTCTACTGATCATGTTTATCCAAGAGCATCAGATCCTGCATACAATAATTCACTTAGAATCATTGATGATGGTGTAACAAGACACACTCCAACTGCTGCTTCTTACACACCAGGAACAGGTGTGCTATCACTAACAGTATCCAAGCATGGATTCTCAAATGGAGACTACATTAAGATTGAAGATTATGCATTCTCCATGTCATGTGATATGGATAATGATTCTAGCAGTCATGCATATCCTAGAGGTACAGATCCTATCAGTGGTAAGTGGGTACAAATTTCTAACGTATCTACAGATGGTTTTGATGTTGAAGTAGGCACAACTGCTGCTGTTAGTTACACTCCAACTGATGCATCTTACGAACCAACAACAGGTGAGATGGAAGTTACCATTGGTAACCATGATCTTAAGGTTGGTCAAAGTGTCCAGATTGCTACAGGTGGTATAACCCTAGAATGTAGTCAGGATAGCTATGGATCTACACATGCATATCCAAGAAATACAATTGATAATTTCACACCTACTGATGCTGATTACAGTGGAGAGACAGGTTACTTAACAATCACATCTGCTGCTCATGGATTAGATAATGGATCACTTGTTAAGATTGATGACAATGCAATAACCTTGCGTTGCACAATGGACGGAAGTACCAGTGACAAGACTTATCCTAGATCTACTGACCCTGTAAGTGGTAAGTGGAAGCCTATTGAAAATGCTGCCACAGATACATTTGATATCTTCGTCGGTAAATCTGAATTCAAGAGTTTCGATCCTCAAAATGTAGACTATAATCCTTCTAACGGTAATATGGTAATTACTGTTGGTCCTGACCACGGTATTACAACTGCACACAGTGTTTATATTAACCGTGAATCAATGTGCTTTACTTGTGGGCAAGATTCCTACGGTAGTGATCACTTCTATCCACGTCCTAATGGTAGTGGTGGTGCAACAGGAGATGATCCTGCATACGCTGATGCTGTTTCTGTAACTGCTGTTAGTGATAGCACAATTACTGTTAACGTTGGTACTTCTTCTAATACTACTACTCACGTATTCAAACCTGCTGTAGGTAAGACACCAACTGGAATTTCATATAGTGGTGCTACTGGTCTTATGACTGTTACTATGGCAAGTCATGGAATGATAGATGGTGAGCAGATCATGTTTGAAGATAATTCATTGATCTTCACATGTGGTAAAGATGATCATGCTACTGAGCATGCTTATCCTAGACATGGAGATAATGCAAGTAATAAGTGGTTGACTATTGATAATGTAACAAATAATACATTTAGAGTCCAAGTATTAGATAAGATTCCTTCTACAAATACTTCTGCTCATACATTTAAGAGAGCAGTACCTGGTGCTGTTAAGAGAGGATCAATCAGAGCTGGTGGATCATTCACTCATAGTTTCCAATCATTTGCTTCTAACGGACTTAAGGCAAAGAGAGATAGATCATACGATCATGCTATTGAAATTAAGAAGGTAGGTCATGCTAAGTACTCTGCTAGTGGTGCTGCATACAATGCTGCTACTGGTGTATTGACACTGACAGTTGCTAACAACCCATTTGCTAATGGTGACCATGTAAGAATTGCTGACAATTCATTAGTAATGACTTGCGATATGGATAACAATGCAACTAATCATTCTTATCCAAGAGCAACAGACCCTTCATCAGGCAAGTGGTTAGAAATATCTGGTGTTTCTGGTAACAACTTTAATGTTAATGTCGGAACTACACCTCGTGCTAACTACCTAGTTTCTGCTGCTGATTATACACCTACTACAGGTGATATGGTATTAACTATCGGTAGTCACAGCTATAACGGTGGATCATCACATACAGTAACAGGTGCTAACTATAATCCTACAACTGGTGTAATGACAGTAACAGTTGCTGATCACGGATTCGTGATTGGTGACAGAGTTAAGTTTGATGATAATTCAATAACCTTCCGTTGTGATGAAGATGGTCAAGCATCTGATCACTCATATCCAAGATCTACTGACCCAGTTAGTGATAGGTGGTTGGATGTTACTAACATTACTACAGATACATTTGATGTTACTGTATTAGATTCAACTCCATCAAATAACACTACAACTCATGCATTCCAGTCTTCTGTCCCTAATGGTCTTAAGGTTGCTCATGAAGCAGTATACATTGAGAATCAATCATTAGTATTCAAGTGTCAAGCAGATAACTTTGGTAGTGAGCACAAATATCCTCGTGCTAATACACAGGGTGGTGCTACTGCTGATGATCCATTCTATGATGAGTCATGTCCTATAGTATCTTCAACTGCTAATACAATTACAGTGCATGTTGGTAAGTCAAGTAACACTACAACTCACCAATTTGTAAGATCTGAAAATGCATTTACTCCATCAACTGCATCTTATGTCCCAACAACAGGTGTGATGACAATTACACTTAATGGTCATCCATTTGAAAATGGAGATAAGGTACAACTTAAGAATGAGAGTTTCGTATTCCAGTGTCAGCAAGATAATTATAATAGTGATCATGCTTATCCAAGAGCACAAGATCCTGCTGCTAATGATTGGTTAACAATTTCCAATAAGCAGACAAATACATTTGATGTTAATGTAGGAGTTTCTTCTAATACTACAACTCACCAAATTGAAACTATTCAATCAGGTGCAGTTATCAGAGGTACAATCAGAGGTGGTGGTGAGTACACACACGCATATGTAAGTGCTACTGCTAATGGATTAGAGAAGAAGAATTCTACAATTACTGTTAACGTAGGATCTACAGTTAATGGTAACCATACACATAGATTTGCTTCTGCATCATCAGGTGCTATCACTGCTGGTGGTAACCATACTCATACATTTGAATCATTTAAGAATAACACATTACACAGACAGAGTGGTAAGATTACAATTGATGTAAATATCGCTGCTACTGCTGATCTATACGATCATACATTTGTAAGAGCATTACCTGGTGTTGTTATTGGTGGTGGTAATTATCAACATACCTTTATATCTGCTGAGGCAGGTGCTATATGGAAAGCACAAGATTATATTTCTATTAAGGATTATGCTTTATCATTTACATGTGATTTAGATGCTCATGGTACTGAGCACTTATATCCAAGACCTACTGACCATGCTCATAACGAATGGTTAGCAGTATCTAATGTGACTACAGATACTTTTGAAGTCCAAGTACTTAAGGGTGTCCCATCTACCTTCTTAGGATCACATACATTTAAGTCATGTATTGATGATGGTATTAAGATACAAAATGGTAAGATAAGAATTAACGTAGGTATATCACCTGCTGGTAATACCTATCAACATACATTTGTAAGTGCTAACTCTGGATGTATAATACAGGGTGGTAATTATAAGCATAACTTTGTAAGTGCACTTTCAAATTCTATTAACGTAGTTAATGATGGTACACAACTTACACCTACTGATGCATACTATGAGCCAACTACAGGTCAGTTAACTCTAACTGTTTCTGGTCACTCACTACGCACAGATGATGCTATAACAATTGACACTAATGGATTAACATTTACATGTAGTCAGGATGCTAACCAGACAAACCACGCATATCCTCGTGTGACAGATTATGCTGACGGTAAGATACTACCTGTCCAATCTGTAATGTCTTATGCATATCCATTCAGGACAGAATTAGCTTACTATCGTTCACGTAGAGTTGATCCTACTTACACAGGTAATGAAGGTTCTATTGTAGAAGGTGAAATTGGCACTCTAATGCAATTGGTAACAGATGCTATTAGTAGTCCTAATAGTATTGAAGGTAGATCCTATACACAACCTATATGTTGGCCCGTCAAGTATACACCAGATGTTGTTAAGAGAGATCTAACAATAACTTATGATAGTGCTGCTGGTGGAGATAATGAGAATGGCACATGGAATCAGACTTGCTCTGAAACTGCATCTGCTATTGCTACATTGTCTGATATTTACATTGAAACAATTAGTAAAGCAGCAAATGGTCAAGGTAATCATTTATCTACTATAAGCAAGACAAATGCATATAATAATAACAATGATTATCAAGAAGGTACATGTTATAACGTAACTTCAAACATTGATACATTGTTTGAAATTATGACTGATACCCTTGGTGCTGGTGCATACAATAGTAGATATGTTTCTAACATCATACTCTTTAATAAAGATAATATTGCTGGTAGAGCATTTGCTGACTGTCAAGCAAATTATCCAACTACCAATTTAACTATAGACTTTGCTAATGGTGTCGTTAAGGCATTACGTTATGATTTAGTTACTGGTGGTAATGCTGGAGCATTTAAATACTCACAAGATTGGTTTGATGGTGAAGGTAACTTCATAGCATTTACTAATGTAACTAGGACTCATATTCTATTCTGCTTAACTAAGATACGTGAATATTCTAAGAGTATAATTTATGATGCTGAAGCAACTGGTTGGAATTCATATGCTGTTTATATCCCAGAAACATTAGAGTGGAATAAGGAAGCTGCTGAGTTTATGATTGACACATCACTCAACCCACTTGAATATGCATTAGAAATGTCTCAGTATCCTACTGAATCAAGAGTAACATTCGTAGCATCTACTGATTGCACAAACAGAGTTACTAAGTATGAGATGGGTGTTGACTATAACACTGATCCTGATCTAGTAAGTCTAACACCTGAAGTTGATGTAGGATTTGACCGTGCTGAATATAGGATTAGAATTGAGCGTCCTAATAACTTCAGACGAGGGGATGTTCTTACATACATTCCTGCATCTGAGAATGCATTACAAGGTCTTACTAAGCAACCATACTTCTATGTGTTAACTGGTACTGCTCAATGGTTTGAAATTGGTGCTGAGCCAATTCACGATGGTAGATTTAGATTATTACAAGTAGATAAGTCTAACTCTGGATCTCAGATATTGGCAGTTGAAAGAAGAAGTGGTATTACAAGAACTGCTCCTACATATCCAACAGACAATTCAGCATGCCCAATCCAAGGTGGATTTAATGCTGCTGATGTTGTATACGGTAGCACATCTGGTGCTAATGCTGAGATTGCATCTGTCCTAGCAAATGAAGGTAAGATTTACAAACTCTATACTCATTATCCAACGGTTGCTGGTCAGACTGCTGGTGCTTACGATCAATTTAAGAATGGTGAGCAAGTTGCTGTTTCTGGTGCACCTGCTAACACAGGATATGTCCTACAGACATTAACACCTGATTCTGAAACTGGTGCATCTATAGTTAAATTAAATACTATTGCTGGTACCATCGCTGATGGAGATGTAATTGAAGGTCTTGATAGTGGTGCAGAACATACAGTCGGTCTTCCATCTGATAGATTCTTAATCAATGTTAAGAGTGGATCATTCGCTACAGGTGATTGGTTCTTCAGTAAGGTTGGATCCTTAGAAGGATACATGGAAAATTATGTAAGTAAGTCTGGATCACTAACAGGTAATGAAGGTGGTAGAATTACAATTGATGTTGAAACTTTAGAAGGGGCATGGACTCCTGGTGATGTTATTTACGGTAGTGTTACAGATTACATCTTAACCATTAAAGGTATCACTGGACAGCAACTTCAACTTAATCAGTGGATACATGGTACACAAACTCTAGAATTAAATCTAGGTGTAGCAATCATTGACACAGGTATTTCTGATACATTCAACGTAGGTGATGAAGTATCACTCCTACAAGGTACTGTGCAGAAGAATCCAGGATTTACTGCTGTAGTAACCAAGTATGTTAATGACACTGAAGCTGGAATCCATAAACTTTGGATTGCTAATTTGAATGATGTTGGTGTTGGTGCTCCTTTAACAGATCTAACTGCTGGTGGTAATAACATTGGTAAGATAGAAATAGGATCTAACTTCCCAACAATATATGCTGGTGTCCAAACATACACTGAGACCTCATATACATCTTACGCACAGGTAGTTGCTATAGAGCAACAAGGTATTACAGGTACAATCTGGGTACAGTCTGCTAATGGTAACTTCCTTGATAATATGACACTTAAGTCTGACTTTAACTGGGGTGCAGGTGTTTCTTCTGCTCGCACACTTGAAGGACGTGTTGACAGATACTTCAGAGGATTCGATGGCACTCAATCAACATTCGACTTAACCATTTCTAATGGTCAGGCATACTTCCCAGATCCTGCTGGACACTTACTTACATTTGTAAATGGTATCCTACAACCTCCAGGTGGTAATGCTTCTTATGTTGCATTCTCTGACAAGATACAATTCTCTGAGGCACCTGAAATTGGATCTGACTTTATTGGATACTATGTTGGTAAGTTACGTCAGTTAGATGATATCTCCTTCGAGTTTGACTCATTGAGATCTTCATTCAACCTTAAGCGTGGTGGATTATTCTACTCACTGACATTGACTGAAGGTGTTTCTTCTAACACTATACGTCCTGAGAATAACATTATCGTATCACTTAACGGTATTATTCAGGAACCTGGACTCGCATATGAGATCGTTGGTTCACGTATAATTTTCGCTGAAGTTCCACGTGCGGGATCAACTTTCGTTGGTTTCTCATACATTGGATCTGACGCAGACGTTATCGCAGCAACCGTTGTCCCACCAATTGAAGCTGGTGATAAATTAGACATTGAGGGTGAAGAATTTGCAAGAGAAGTTGCTCTAATTGAATCTTCTAACTCACTAATCACATTTGAATATACTGGATCTGTTAAAGGTAGAAATGCTCAGGCAATTTCTAACATAATATCTGGTCAAATCGTTAACGCAGTACTAACCAATCCTGGCGATGGTTACACAACACGTCCTAACGTGGATGTCATTTCATCTTCTGGATTTGATGGTAAGTTGAAAGCGTTGATGGGTATTACTAGAATTGATGTTAAGACACCTGGTGTTGGTTATGCTGCTCCTGTTGTCGCAATCGATAACGTAGTTCCAGATGATTTCGTACCACCTGTAGGTGGTCCAATTAATGGTGGATTTGACGTACTCGCTGGCGAAGGTAGCGAATACACAGGTGGTGGTGCTGGTGTTGATGCTGGTACTATTGCAATTACACAGGATCCAGTTAACGTAACTGTTAACCAAGGTCAGACTGCTGCATTCACAGTTGTCTCTACTGTAACTAATGATCAGACAATGAATTATCAGTGGCAGAAGAAGGAGTATGGTACACAAACTTGGGGTAACATCATTGGTGCTAACCAAGCAACATACAATACAAATGCAACACAACAGGCAGACGATGGTGACGAATATAGAGTCGCAATCACTGCTGCTGGTGCAACTCCAGTCTACTCATTATCCGCTATCTTAAGCGTCCAGACAGGTGCTACTGTAATCAGTAACTTCACACCGAATCTGATCTTTGACGACATCTAAATAAAAGTAAAACAATGGCAGCAACAGCTACCTATAATAACGCAACTAATGTAATCACAGTAGCATCGACTTTGCTCCCTGCTCCTGTGCTTACTGGTACGTTCCCTAACGATAATAACCCTAACACTATTCAGGAGAAGGATTGGGACCATGACTTCTTATACCGTGGAGGAACATTTGGAATTGCTCGCACATTTGATAATACTGGATATACGCACGATGGATTTGTTAGAAGAGTTACTATAAGTGCTAATGATTTAACTCTTTTTACTGGAAATGCTCCAGATATAAGAGCAGAAGATAATATATTTGTCAATTTTAGTGATGGATTGAAGCAAAAATTCGTATTTAAGAGCACTACATTCACTTCAATTGATGGTGAGTGTTGGTTATCTTCAGATACAACATTAGATTTCATTGTAGAAGAGCAAGCAACTACTCCTGTAAGTGGTACATGTCAATATTTTGATCAAAGAAACGGAAGAATTGCTACTCCACTAGGTAAAATTGGTATTGCTGGTAATGGAGTTGCCATTTTTAACCCTTCTGCTGGTACAGGACTCAACCCACCATCAGGTTTTAGTTGGGTTGCTGCTGGTGACCTACCTTTTGTTAGTTCTGGAGAGGATTCTTGTGGTGGACACCCCAATCAACAAGGAGTTTACCACTATCATGACCCACATTTCCTAGATTGTTGGAAAGCAGGGTCTGCAATGGCATCTTATAACGATTATTTTGGTGCAACTCAGTTTAATGGAGACAATATTCGTCATCCTGACGGTCATTCTAAGATAATTGGTATAGCATTTGATGGATTTCCCATCTATGGACCTTATGGATATAGCACACCATTCGATAATTTGAGTGGTACTAGGACAATGAGGACTTCATATGCAGTAAGAGACAGTGAAATAGCTGGGAGACCTGATTATGGGTCTACTACTGACAATCCTCCTGCTGGTACATTGATGGAGGACTATGAATATATTGAAGGGACAGGTGATTTAGATACTCATAATGGTAGATTCGCTATTACACCTGAATATCAAGATGGTACATACGCTTATTTTTTAACTGTTGATGAAACCAATGTAGATAACACTAAGTTTCCATATATTATGGGACTTACAACTAGAGAAACCATTGATACTAACTACACACAGGAGAATGTCTCTGAAGGTGGTGGTGGAGATGGTGGTGGAGGCGGTCCTTTACCTATATTATCATTTACATTACAACCACAGAATGCAACAATCAATGCTGGTCAAACTGCAACGTTTACAGTCCAGAAACTTGTCAGTCCAGAGGACGGACCTGTAGCATTCCAGTGGTATAGATCTACAGATGGTGGATTTGCCTTTGCTGCTATAACTGGAGCAACAACTAACTCATACTCAGTGACTGCATTGTCTTATATGACTGGGTATAGGTATCGTTGTAGGATCGCTGGACCTGTGGGAGCACCCGCAGCCGCAGACAACTCACCATTAGATTCAACAGCTGCAACTCTTACTGTTACTGGATCAGGTAGCGGTGGTAGCACAGATAATAGATTCGATAGTACTCAGTCTACTCTTGATTCTACATTACAAACTTATGATGGCACCTAAATAACACTGTAAAGACTACTATCATGGCAAAGCAAAACCTTAATATCGGATCATCGGCAAACGATGGGACTGGTGACAGTCTGAGAGATGGTGCTATCAAATTAAATAGCGTCATCGATGAATTGTACACCAATCTTGGTAATAATACCAATCTACAAATTAACGTAGGCACTCCGTCTACTGGACAACTACTTAAATGGAATGGTGCTCAGTTTGCTGAGGGAAATTTTGATGCTTTTTCTTCTGATGTAGATGTTAATGGTAATAAAATTGTATCAACAGCAAATGGTGACATAACTATCCAACCACATGGTAGTGGAGATATTAAGCTATGGGCTGGCGGTACGGGATCTGCTTTAACATACATCGATGGTGCTGATGGTAAGTTAAAATATACTAATGCTTTCCCTACTACTGGAGATCTTCCTGACAATGCAACTCATGAAGGTATGTTTGCGTATGTATCTGCTGATGGTGCTGCAAGATATGCAACAAGTGGTGGTTGGAAGAAAATTATAGGTGAAGATCATAGTATTGGTGATCTTACTGATGTAGATATGACTGTTGGAGGTGGACCTTCTGACGGACAGGTGATAAAATGGAACACTGCAACTAGCAATTGGGAACCTGCTAATGATGACTCATCAGGTGGGGGTGGTGGAGGCACTACTCAAAACTTATTTGAAACTATTAATGCTGACACTGGTACAACAACAGCATCTGCTGCTACAGACACATTAATATTCGCTGGTGGTACGAATATTTCCACCGCTATCACAGGAGATACCGTCACTATTACTATGACTGGTGCTCTTGGAGATGCCAACCAAAATGCTTACGGAATTATAGGAAGTGACTCAGGAAACAAAACCGCAGCCAGTGCAACTGCTACTATTAACCTCATTGGTGGGACTGGTGTTAGTACTGCTATCAATGGAGATAATCTCACAATTACTAATGACTCGCCAAATATAGCACAAAATATATTTGCTACTGTCACTGGTGATACTGGCACAACTACTGCTAACACTACAACAGATACATTAACTATTGCTGGTGGTACTGGAGTTACCACAGCAGTGTCTGGTGATACATTGACAATAAATGCTGATTCTGCACTGCCATCAGCTAATGGCAACGATAATATCATCTATAACGGATCTAGTTGGGATGCTGTAGAAAGTCCTACAATAGGATTTGATGTTACTTCTAATGGATCATCAGCATATAGATTTGCTGGTGGTGGTGTTAATGCTTCTACAGATGATCCAACAATCTATGTGTATAGAGGATTTACATATAGATTTAATAATATAACTGGGGCAGGTCACCCATTTGCTTTAAGGCAAACATCAGGTGGTACAGCAGTAACAGAAGGTGTTACTGGTAGTGATCAAGGTGTCCAGTACTGGACAGTCCCAATGGCTTTAGCAGCTGGTACAACTTATGTTTATCAATGCACATTACACCCAGCAATGGTAGGAAACTTAACGGTAGTCTAATATGGCAGTAAGAACAGTCCCAGGTAGCGGTGCTTCTATTATCCCAATATTCAATAGTATATTTGGGGTAAGGGATGTTTATGTACAGAGTGGTGGTAGTGGTTATGATGCTAATGATCCTCCTAGACTGAGGATAGAAAATTGTGGCACTCCTATTAGGGATGCTGTATTAAGAGCAGTTATTGAAGGAGATGGTGGTGAGATTACTGCTGTAGAAGTATTAGATCCAGGTGAAGGATATGACCCTCTAAGATTACAAATTCAAGATACTAGTAGTGATGGATCTGCTAAAGGTAATATCTACCTGAAAGCAGATGGTTCCGTAGACTTCATTCAGATGACGGTACCAGGTGATAATTATTTTGATGCTAATGCTGCTGTTATAGGTGGTGGTGGATCTGGATCTGAATTGGTACCAGTTACGGGGTTGATTACTAGTCTTGCTATTACAGATGAAGGTCGTAACTACACAGAGGAAGACGTAAATCTTATCATTAGCGGTGGAGGTGGCCAAGGTGCTACTGGTGTTGCTAATGTCAATCAGTTTGGTCAAGTTTCTTCTATTACATTAACTAATCAAGGTGAATTCTTTGAGACTCCTCCACTTATACAGTTGATTAAAGGTGGTGGATCGGGTGCTACTGCTGAGGCATTCATTAACCTTGGTAAGATCACCAACATAGATCTATTGACAGGTGGTGGAGGATATGTTACACCTCCAGAGGTTATCTTTACTAGAGATACTGATCTTATTCGTGAAGCGAGAAATAGACAGTCATTAAACTCAACTGTTTATAATATAACTGGACTAACCCAGAATGTTAACTCAAGCACAGGTACTTTATTTGTCCAGACTACTGATCCATATGCAGGTTCTGGTAAAATTCTCCTTGGTAGAGAGATAATAAGGTATACAGGTAAACTTGCGGTATCTAATGGTGATGCTTATGATGCATTCACTGGTTGTGATAGGGGTGTTAATTTCCGTTTTGACCAAAAGGTTATACTTGATAACTTACAGGATAATCCTGATACAGGATTGACTGCATATAGTTTCCAAGTAACTGACAAAGTTAGAAGAGTTGTTGAATCTTCAAACAACCGAGTTGCTATTGTATATGACTGGGATGTTGCTCAAAGAGCATTATATCTTACCTTTGAAATTGATGAATTGGCATTCATTGATGGAGGTAGATCTAACGAGAAGTCAACTATAGTTGCATTCGTTGCAGGTGTTGCTGGATCTAGTGGCACTGGTATAGAACCACATGTTTTAGTTGAGGTTGATGGAGAAGATATTATTGCATTTACCGATCCTTTAAGTCTTATTCTTAACAGAAGGTTTGAAGATGATGATGAGGAATATGAAGATGAAAATGGTGTGATGCAACAAGGTGATGGTATTATCGATTTAGTTAATACTGGTACTGAGTATGAAAATCAAATTAATTTAGACGGTGGTATTGCATCATCTAAATATGGTATAGAGGAAACTCTTGGTGGACAAAATACTACGCTATTCCAAGCAGGTGATCAGATATATGATGGTAACGCTAACTCATTAGTCGCTACTATTCAGTCTGCTGGTGCATTAGGTGATGGGGATGCTCATACATCTACTGCTGATATTATTGTTGAGTATTTAAATACTCAAACATTTAATGCTGATGAAGCATTACTAGGTAGTACTACAGCAATGTCTGCTAGGTCAACTGCCATCGTTAGTGGACCTGTTATTGGTACTAACGAAAATCTCCATACATTATCAATAAAAGATATTGTAGCAAATGATCCGAATTACTTGTGGGCGGTTGGAGAAAATATACAAGGAGCTACATCTGGTGCTGTTGGCAAGATATATTCTGTTGAATATACTAGTGCCGTCAGAAACGAAGATGAATAAACTCGCATAAATAAAAAGAAGGCAATCGTTAACAATGGCGTTACTTACCGACCAATTTAGAATCTTTACTGCCGAGAGGTTTAGAAAGGCACTAGAAGGACCAGATCCTACACAGTCAGACCTGTTGGCAGGTAGTGCTAGAGATCGTCTTTATGTGTTCATAGGCAGACCCCAACCTTGGGATAATGAGAATGCACCTCCAGACCCAGTAGATTCATTCCAAGAATTCTCGGATGACTATTCGGATATGATCTCTCTGAAGAGAGTGTTAGCAAATGACACTATTCAGGTGGTCAGGCGTACCGACTGGATTCCCCCAGAGCAAACCACTGGTGGATTGGGTTACGTTTATGATATGTATCGTCATGATTACTCCTCGACTAAAACTGCATCATCGGGTGCGACTAAACTTTACGACTCTGATTTCTACGTTGTTAACTCGTCGTATCAGACTTATAAATGCATTTACAACGGGACATCTCCTTCTGATCCTAACGGTAAACCTTCTACTGTTGAGCCCACAGGGACATCAACATCTGTTATCACGACTGCTGATGGCTACCGTTGGAAGTATATGTACACGATCCCTGTTGGTCAAGTCTTAAAATTCTTCTCTAATGAATATATGCCAGTGTTGACAGACACTGCTGTTGTTGCTGATGCTATCGGTGGAGAGATTGACACTATCATTATCGGTTCATCTGGTAGTGGTTATAACAATGGTACCTACGAAAACGTTCCTATTAAAGGAGACGGTGTAGGTGGTAGAGTTTCACTTGTTGTAGATGGTGGTCGTATTGCTTCTGCTACTGTTACATCTGGTGGATCTGGATATACTTTTGGTAAGGTTGTGATCGATGAAGTCAACGGTATTGGTGCTGGAACAGGTACTGGTGGATTCGTTGAAGTTGTTATCCCACCATCACTAGGACATGGTGCTTCTCCAGCAACAGAGTTGGGTGGTTTCCGTGTAATGATTAACACGAAGTTTACCTACGATGAAGGATCTGGTGACTTCCCAACTGATAACGACTATCGTCGTATTGGTTTGGTAATTAATCCTAACAAGTTTGGTACTCAAGAGTTAACCTCAGATTTAACATTGAGTGCAACAAAAGCGTCTATATTTGCACCTACGTTTACTGGTAACTTCCAAACAGATGAGATTATCACACAATCTCGTACTGTTGGTGGACAGCAGGTAACAGCAAGAGGACGTGTCATATCATGGAATAGTACCACTAAAGTACTTAAATATTATCAGAATAGAGTTGACGGTATCTTCCCTGAATTTACTGGTAACCTAATCGAGTTTGAAGGCGGTAACCCAATTGTGGGTGCTACTTCAGGTGCATCTGCTGACCCAGACATCAACTTCCCAATTGTTTCAGGATCCTCAACAAGGGTTATAAACAATGCAGAATATGATCTAGGTATGGCATTCACTAATGGTTATGCAAAAGCAGAAGTAGATCCAAACTCAGGTGATGTGATCTACATAGATAATAGAGGTGCGATTACTCGTGCTGGTGACCAGATAGAAGATATCAAAATCGTAATCGAGTTCTAATTCAATGCCACAGAATACCAATCTAAATATTAGTCCTTATTTTGACGATTTCGATAAGGATAAAAACTTTTACAGAGTCTTATTCCGACCAGGATATCCGATTCAGGCAAGAGAGCTCACGACTATGCAGTCGATTCTCCAGAATCAAATGGAGTCGATTGGTCAGCACTTCTTTAAAGAAGGCTCTATGGTCATACCAGGTCAAGTAGGTTATGACCTTCAAGTACAAGCAGTTGTAGTACAACAATCTTTCCTAGGGGTAGATGTTGAGACTTATCGTACCCAGTTAAATGGACAGATTATTGAAGGTATTACAACAGGTATTAAAGCAAAAGTATTATATTCAATCCCAGCTACAGAGTCAACCAAGGGATACGTGACTTTCTACGTTAAGTATGTTGAATCAGGTGACACTGTTAGTGGCACATCCCTTAAGACTTTTCAGCCCAACGAGCAACTATTGGCCGAAAATGAGATAACATTCGGTACTACGTTGATTGAGGTTGGATCACCATTTGGACAACTACTACCAGTAGATGCAACTGCAATTGCATCAACAGCATATATTAATGCTGGTGTATATTTCATCAGAGGGCATTTCGTTGACATTCCATCATCATATCTTATACTGGATCAATACAGTAACAACCCTTCATATAGAGTTGGACTTGAGGTCAGCGAGTCAATCGTTACGCCAGAAGATGATCCATCACTTAATGATAATGCAGCTGGGACATCAAACTATTCTGCTCCAGGTGGTCATAGGTTTAGAATTAA